TTCTCTATATGGAATACCTCTTGAATTTAAACATTTCGTATTATCCAATTCTCTCGTTCTGGTGTATGTTACGTCACATTCTTTTTCATTGGATGGATCATCCCAAACGGACGCATCACCAATGGAATATTGCCAATCTGTATAATGAGAATTGTTACCTTCTTCACAACATGATAAAGTTGCAGGACAATCATTAGGAATGGTTTTAATCACAGAATTACCACTATCATTATATGCGTATTGTACATCAGGATTGGTTTCCCAAGAACTGTCAAGCTCCATGGCTAAACTAACACAACTCGTCCCGTTGTTCGTGTTGATTTGTGTAATATCTTTTTTGAATTGTTTGTCACTTGCACCCATACCACAAGTCGTTGGACAGTTATCACCCACAGGTGTCCATTCATTAGTTAATGTACAGTCTATATCGCATGATCCACAATCGACATTAAACTCAAATAATGAATCGAAATACTCTGTTTGAGAAGATAATTCAGCCGTTCTCGTATTGACAAAATCTCGAACAGTCCCAATTTGATCTGCTGAAGAATATGTCCCCCAATTCATTTTACATCGAGAAGAACCCGAAGGAACTTTTAATTTTATTGTTTTTTTACAATTACCCTCCTGATTAAAACTACAAGGAATGTCCTCTATTTCACAAGATTCACAATCATTAAAATCATCTCCATAAGTACATAGATTGCTATGACTTGATATATCCCCTGATTCTAATATTGTATATTCTACTTCGTCGTCTCCAATATCTATACACCGATCCGTCGCTCTGCGTTTCTTGTATCCTGGATGTATACCAAACATATCTAAATCACCAGAACCGCATGGTGTACATTCGTCCTTTATGATCTCTATATTTCCATTCCTTGAGGAACATACAGGAATACATTCTAATTGTTTGTCTGTTGTACTTCTCGCCATTATCCCGTCTCTAGGTGATGATACATGAAGCTTGTAATCCATATCTTCCATATTATCAACACACATACTTCCTTCTATATTTTCTAGAAAGTCTCTCTCTGTGAGTTGATCTGTGAAATGTTCATTGTTCTGTTTTTTTTTGTTTTTTTTGTTCATTAATGGTTTATTCAGTTTTGGAATTGCATAAATCAAAAAAACTATAATGACAAATAAAATAATAATCTTAATCATTTATTAATATAAATACAATATATCTGTTTTATTTTAAAGAAACAAATGGTATTGAAATAAAAATATGTATATTATACATTTACAGATATCGTTCTTTTATTTCGTTCATTTTGGTTTTTTGAATACTTCCAGTAGGTGTATAATGATCTATGATAGGTGACATATATTGGATTGACGAATACATATTACGAACAGATTCTTTATACCATTGTTGTATATGTTTTGTATCAATAGCATTTAATTCAGGTATCCATAATTTTATATACTCACAATCTTCGTCATATTTTTTCATCTGGTTCCATGGATTGAATATTCTGAAATATGGGTTTGCGTCTGTTCCTGTTCCTGCAACCCATTGCCATCCACCATTATTAGATGCTGGATCATAATCGACAAGTTTCGTTGCAAAGTAGCGTTCCCCTCTTCTCCAATCTATTGCCAAGTCTTTAATTAAGAAGGATGCAGTTATCATACGAAGTCGATTATGCATGAATCCAGAACTGTTAAGCTGTCGCATACCCGCATCCACCAATGGAACACCCGTTTCTCCCTTGCACCATTTCATAAAATTTATTGTATCTACATTCCATTTTATTTCATCATATTTATTGTTAAATGATTTGTTAGTTTTAGAATTACTACACATTCCTTCTAAAACATACGGATAATAATATGCTATGTTTGCATAAAACTCTCTCCAGTAAAGTTGTCTTATCAAATCTGCACGAATACCGTATTTGTCCTTAATTACTTTATAACACTCTCTAATACTTATGCAACCGAATTTTAGATATGCACTTAATTTTGTTGTACTATGAGAATGATTCACGATGTTACGATTTCTTTTATAATCTTCATATATACCGTCTTTTATTTGATCCATAATGATCTGTCCATTTTTACGATTTCCTTTTATAGTTTTTAAAGAGTCCGATTTGTATTGTGTTAAGGTAATTTGTGTCTTGATGTTAATGATATCTTTTACACCTAATTTTACTGTATATGGTTCTGATACCGTCAACGATAATCCTTTTTCATAAAAAGGTGTAAACTTTTTGTAAGCTTTGTTAGAACCAGTTTTAATAGAAGGCTCTGTCATATTTTCATTTTTGTTGCGAATTTTGTGTAGAGTATAATCTTCATCTTCAATAACACTTATATTATTTTTTTCACAAAACTTTTGAATTTTAGAATCACGGTTTATGGAAAAAGGTGTATAATCTATATTATATGCAATCGCTTTTATATCTTTGATTTTTTCGTAAAAGTCTTCTTCATCAAACATGGATAGCTTTCCGAAGATTTTATTATTAAGTTCTTCCAACGATTCCAACATAAATTGAAAGCTGTTATTAGAGAAATATGGGTTACCCTTGATTTGTTTTTTGTTAAAACAAAAAGCTAATATCAATTTATAGTTATTGTTTTTTGCAAATTCGATAGCTTTGTTTAGTGCTGAATTATCTTCAATACGAAGATCTCTTCTGAAAATAAACAACACAGTCATTTTTATTACTATACTTTTGAAAAAAAATTGAATAAACAATTTTTATATAAAGAATGATATAAAAACATGTTTTTTAAATTATGTCAGATTCTATCATATCAAAACACTTTACAGTATTGTAATTGTATAAAGAAAAACTCGTACAAATGTGAAAATATTAGTAAATATCAAGTAAATAGACTTACATTAGGAAAAACACAAACATTACATTGTTGCGGTGTTCATTTACGACAAATTTGCAAAAAACCTGTATTATCTGTTATGATTAAAAGAAATAACAATAATTTAGTTCAATACACAAGTGTATTTATTCGATATGATACAAGTGAGATTAAACCAAACTATCTTTCATTGCCATTTATTTGTAATGCCATTTTACAGAAAGTAAATACAATTTTTCAAAATTTATTTCAAAATTCATTTGAAAATAAATTCAATTCTTCTACTTGTTGTATATGTTTAGAAGATGTGGATCGTTTTGATTTCACTATCCGTTATAAACGCCTTTCATGTAGTCATTTGTTTCACCACAAATGTATTATGAAATGGTTTGAAAAAAAAAAAAATTGTCCTTTATGTAAATCTATTCAATAGAGTATCTGTTTTATATTATATATACCTGGAATAAAAACATTTTATGAATATTCCTTTATAAACAATCTCATAAACAGGGCATACATGGTATGTTTGTTATGCTCTGCCCAAGTCCAATCTTTAATATTCTGCATATACTTCATCCCAAATGTTTCTGTTAAATGAAGTGTTACAAGATTTGATGGAATATTATAACAGGGAGTTTCAAACATGTTTTTAGTTTCAAAAAATGCTGGCATGAAAAACACATCAGGCTCAACAACTGTTACAAGGTTAGGATAATCAATGGATAGTTCATAGGGAAGAAATATCGAAGCTTCTTCCCATTTAGTGGGTTCAAAAGCTTCTTCGTATCCATCCATCCAAATTTTAAAAAACTCAGAGCGAGGCTTTGTCATCATGATAGCATTACATATACCACCAATGTATGCCTCTTTATGTACTAAATACTGTCCGTCTTTAATATATTTACGATATCGAAGAGAAAACTGCTTTCCTAATACCACTTCGTTTTGTAATAAATATTTATACGGTCGAATAGATATCGTGTCAATATCCATATATATACCACCTTTTTCCCATAGAATGTCCATTCGTGCCTTGTCAGCCTTGTGTGCAGTTTTTAATATTTTTTTTTTACCAATGTGGGTTGGAATATCTATTTTTACAAATTGTATGTTTGGTACATCCTCTTTTAATTTATCAAACCATTTTCCGTAAATAGAATAATGAAAGTAAAAGTAAATAGAATCAGGAGAGTTTATTTTGTATGCAGAAACGATCGCCAAGTAATAACAAAATAAAAACTCTTCGGTTTGTTCTTGGAGACCATAAACAAAATGTATGATGTTTGGAATACTGTTTTTTTCATTATCTTTTTTTTTTTTAAATTTCATCCAGTCAAAATGATCATCTTTTAACAATTCGAAATTTTGTAAAGATGTGTGTATATTATCCATTTTTTGTGGTTGATTGTATAGAATAGTTCACTTTTAAATTTATTTCACGAAATGTGTATTTAAAAAAATACAATTAATCTCTTTTGATATTCATTTTACTCTTCAATTCTGACACATATGTCATAATCCCTTTAGATTGAACCAAAACAGTTTTGGGTCCTGTGAACTCCATTACATATCCTAATTGACTAAAGAAAAAAGACTTTAATCCTCCACTTGGTTTTACCTCATATATTGAATCATTGTATTCTTCACAACCAAAAAACCTTTCATTATCTACACTAAGTGTTTCTCCTGTTTTTAGTTCAATTTGATGTATATCACCAAAGCCTTGTAACCAAAGTTTATACGGTCCTTCTGTTCCTTGGATTCGTTCCGCTTTCGGAAAAATAAGAGTCTCTTGACTTCCAATATTAAACAGTTCCGACAATCTCATATTATTTCTTGAAGTGATATCAATATTATCAGTACATGCTAAAAAAGAACCAAAGTTCATGATGAATCCATTTTCGGGAACTTCAACTTCAATTATATTTCCAGGAAAGGTTTGTGATAAGGCAACAAAACCATTTTTCAGTTCGCTTTTATTATTTTTTGCAGTATTATGATAAAACTCTTCACCTGTGAAGTTACTTACAAACATACCCATAAACATTCCTAGAATCCCTCCTTTTTTTTTTAATTCAAAGTTTGTGTCTATCTCTACATTTTGATAATAGACTAAAGTTCCTGGATCGAATTTTATCTGCGTCTCAAAAGGTATGTACAATATCAATACTTTATTATCTTCATTATTCCCTTCGGCCGTCAATACACTAAGTTCTTTCGTATCTGGATCTATTTTTTCAGGTTTTAAATTTGTACCTACAGTTCTCTTATTGTTCATTTTTTAAAATACATGTACAAATAAAATTTACAATGACTTTCTTAAAATATTCAATTGATTGGGTTTGAAAGAGACATCATATATCAATCCATCAATATTATAATTATACATTAGCTCTTTCATAGAAGAATCATTGACAACCCATGAAAATATAGTCATTCTTTTGTTTTTTAAATTTTGTATTACTTCTTCACAAAGTATATCATATTTAATTGATACAAAATCTATATTTTCTAAATGATTGTATAAACCTAATGGTATTCCTGTTGTTATTACACCAATATTTAGATTTATCATATTCATATCTTCACATATGAAAAGCAATTCAGATACACAATATTCATTAAAAGAACATAAATAAAACTGTAAATTCTCATACAAATTTGGAAAACGCTTTATTATCTCAACAATAGATCGTGCTAATTCCTTTGCACTCTTTATACCAAATGCTTTTATATCTATCATTAAAATCTTTCCATTATAGGTTTCGTGATCTAAACTTTGCAAAAGCTGAAATAAAGTTGCATTTTCTTTTTCATTTCTATTCTCTCTGTCATGACATATAACAACATCACGAGCTGTATTAAAACGAACATCTATTTCTACTCCCATATCAGAACCTTTTTCATTGTAAACTTCCATCACACCTTGAATTGTATTCTCATATTCTATTATACCACGATGTGCAAAATGTAACATTTTTGTTTAATATAATAATTTACAAAAAAACCATTATTTAAATGTTTATTCCTTTGTTATTAAAAATGAATTTTCTATGCAATTTAACGACATCGCCTGATTTTGCTTCAAAATGTAATAAATACAATAAAGCAAATGCTTCTAAAAACAAAAAAAATATTCAACAAAAATTGTTGCATAGACGAAAAATCCTCGATGAACGATCCGTTTACATAATAAAAAAAATGAACACTAAAAAAACCGACACAAAAGAGATTTTGCATCTTTCAAAAGAACTGTCGTATATGTGTGAACATATTTTGGAAATACAAGAAACAATTCGAAATATAGACGATAATATACCATTGATGTATATAGATTCGGGGAAAGACGCACTTGAATTATGAATTAGTGAATGGGTCATCTACTTTTCATCTCAAAAATAGCATTTCTCCTAATTCTTTTTTTTACATTATTGACATTATATGATAATTTGAGGTCCTCTTTATTTACATCATTAGTATCATCGTCACTTTTGATTATTGTTCCATGTGTAGTTATATTTCTTTTACCATACAGTGTAAAATACAATTCTTGATTTATCATATCATCCATTTTAGCAAGTTAGTTTACTTATTTAACATATTTTCCTTTTAACTTTATTGCTGTATTTACAAAAAATTGAATTTTCAGTTTATTCAAAATTTTACTTTAATAAATATACAAAGAATGAGTCGTTCAAATATTTACTTATCAAAAATTAAATTGGAAAAAAAAATAATAAAAACCAGTTTAGGATCGGATTTGAAAAATAAGGAACTCTTTTATCTTTGTAAAAGATTAAGTTTCGTGAACAGACAGATTAATGTTTTATTGCAAAAATCTCAAAATGAATTTAAATATAAATAAGAAAACCGATTTAATGTACACAATCGACCATTAGACAAAGATCCTATAACCCGATAATAGTTAAATAGGACAATGGATCCCAACTTTCTATTTAAATTACAAACTTTGTATGATCGTCCAGAAAATGCACCCAAAGGCATATCTATAGACGATTTACCAAGTGATGAACTAGCATTCAACGATTATTCAAAAGTTATGGTTATTCCGAGTGGTTTGACAAAAGAAACCTTGAACCACTTGACTCGATTAGGCTCACATGTAGCTGATTGTGTCGACATAGATTACCCCGAAGAATCGATAGATATGTTTTTAAAACTATCAGATTACATGAGACCGTATGTTATAATAGCTGGGTCGAGAGGGACGGTGTTGGTAAGCGAGTTTTTAAAAAGATTACACTTTACAGATTCAATTACTAACATTGTTCTTTTTGGTCCTGTTCATCTGCGAGAATTGTTTGAAGCATGTTCGACAACATGTCCGTATCGTACATTCAATATCATGGTTGTTCATGGGATACACGATACAAATGAACGTATAGTTACAGTAAGAAGTATTGTGCAAGAATTTAAAGCTACACTGGTGGAAATGAATCAAGGACATGGACTGAATATTCAGTACGACAGTTTACACAAACTCATCAACTTTAAAAATGAATCGCTTTAGTTCCGGTTATTAATATGGATAGATGGATGAAACATTTATTTGAAATCATTTTACACTAAATTTTTCCGTATTTTTCTTTTTCATATTGAGTTTCACTTTAAAAAAATTGATATTATAATATACAGTCGACACAATTATAATATACAAACGAATTTCATAATGACTTTGAAGCAGAAACAACTTTTACTTACTATTGATTCTTTCTTGATTGAATATGAATATTATAAATCTACTGTGAATCTAAATTTGTATGAAAAGAAATTACAGAAAGATGTTATTTTGAAAGATTATATATTCAAGTATAATATACCAGTTCGTTGTTTATATTCTATATTATCATATATTCGTAATAGAATTGCGATCAATGACTTACAAGGAATTGAAAAGTTTTTGATAACGAGAATAATAACGGAACCTCAAAACTTCATAACACCCGAAGAGGTTCTAATTCCTTTTGAGATCATTGAGAAAATATGTTCCCAAAATGATATTGCAGTGTCTCCAATTTGTTGGGCAAACAACTACTTTTTAGTGGTGAGAAAAAGTTTATATATTACTACTACTTTACTTCGCAAGGATGCTATTGCGTATTTTAAAAGTATTTACTTTTATGACAAACTATTCGTTTCATATAAAAATATTTATTCAACAACTCCGTATTATTTACAATTTGAAAAAGATTTATCTACACAATTTTTGAGACTATTTGAAGATGATTCTGAATCGTTTAAAGATGCTACGCCGTCTGAGATTGAAACTTTTATAGACGATTATGAAAGAAAAAAAAATGTTAGATTTAATGATTTGCAAAGAGAAGCAATCGCAAAATGTATTCTTAAAAGAACACATGTAATATGTGGTTTTCCTGGAACCGGTAAATCTACTATTTTTGATGTAGTAAAGGAGTTCTATTACTCTATATATGAAAATAAAGAATATAACATAGCTTGTTTGGCCCCCACCGGTTTGGCAATCAAAAACTTGATAAAAAAATGTAAAGTAGTTTCTCCTGAGATCTGTGGAACGATTCACAGGATGGCTTTTAATATTAACCACTACATGATTTCTAATTATATTGATGATATTTCAATCATAAAACAAAAAACTGAACCCAATATGCTTTCACCTATGGATAGATTTATCCTGAAAAGACACAGTAAGATTGTAAAATACAAAACTCTTATACCAAATATGATTGTAATTGACGAGTTCTCTATGGTAGATATAATTCAATTAAAATGGATCATTCGCTTTTGTGAGTTATATCAGTGCAAATTGATTATTATGGGCGATGAAAATCAATTACCACCTATTGGACCTGGAAATCCTCTTTATACGATGACGAACTGTATTTCTCTGAGAAAGTTACATATCACTTTTTTGATGGACATTATGCGACAAGATAAAAAACTATTAATCGACAACATCAAAAAAATCAAAGAAAAAGAATATTTAATAGAAAAACAAGATTTCGACGATAAGACAATGATAATGTTAAATTACAACAATTTTTTGGATACATCCAAACAGATTTGTAATGATAAGATTGTAGAGTTTATTGTTAAAAATAATCTTACGAAAGGCGATACACAGTTTTTAAGTCCTGAAAACCATAAGAATTGTGGATGTGTTTATTTAAACAAAGTACTACAAGATTTTTATAACCCAAGGACGTCACAAAACAGTATTATTCGCTCTAATTTCAGATTGAGAGATTTGGTTGTACGAACGCAAAATTGTCTTATGGATGAAAGAGGAATTTTTGCGAATGGAGATACCGGATTAATAAAAGAACTGAAAAAAGAAATGGTTGTGATCGAGTATGATAACGGAGAGCTACAAGATGTGACGATTTCGGAGCTTCATGATGAATTTGCACTTCGTTATTGTTTAACGATTCATAAGTCTCAAGGTGGTGAATATGTAAATGTCGTGCTTATTATGGGGACTCCTCATGAAATCACAAGTTGGAGACAATCACACAGCAACAAATTACTATACACTGCCGTCAGTCGGGCTAAATCAAAATGTTTCATTATTGCAAAACCAAATATAATCAATATATGCCAATCGATTGAGGAGTTTCCTATTGAAACAACTTTTTTGAATGATACAGATGTATTCGATACGCTGAATGTTTAGTATGTAGAAAAAAGAGTCAGTATGTGTTTAAAATACATAATAAAAGTTGGCTTTATATAATCATTTTTTTTTCGTTGATTACTCTATAATTTATAAACTATATATAAACAGAAACGACTATTTCATTAAAAGTATATAGATTTTAAAATGACTAAAGAAGAATTAATAACCATGCATTATTGTGACAATATCTTACCGCAAAAATATACAATTGTAAAAGAAGAACTAGACAATGAATTGTTAATTTACAAAGAAAAAGAATTGAAATGGCTTAATGAAACATTGGCAATAAAAAATATTAATAATAAAATTGAAGATAGTCATAACAAAAATAGCAATAACGACGATAATGACGATAATGACGATAATGACGATGATGATACATTTAGCTTGATAAGTTACGACTCTTTAGATTACTCGTTTTATGAAGTAGGATTTATGGTTGATGAAAAAAATCAAGAAACTTAATTTCATTATTTAAAGATAATTATGTTACACATTATTACAAAAGGTATTATGTTACCATTCACTTACAAAATGTTTAAACTTCATAACAATTATAAGTTGTTGTTGCAACAGAAAGAAGTCGAATACATTTATGATGAATATAACATTGATGAAAAGATGGAGCATATAAAAAAAGCATTGGATCAGGTTTTAATGGAGGACCTGTTTTCCGAAAACGAAAGATCACTTATATATGATTTTAAAATATGTATACATTACGATGAATATGTATATTAAAATGTTGTTGATAAAGTAGTTGTTTTTAGTTATAATTTTATAATAGTTTCACCTATTCGCCTATTTTAAAATTTGTTATGATAACTTCGTGTGTTTTGGCGTCTGGCTTTTTGGAGTTTATTTGTCTCTTACAAAGAATCTTTTCTATATTGTAAAATTTGGTATCGAATGCATTATGTATCACCGGAACATTAGCATTACTCATCATGAGATGAATATTTTTTTTAAGAAGATCATGACACAGACTAAATAAAATGTTATGATCTTTTATGTTAAATCCGTCTTTATTGTAATTGACAAACGACTTAACTTGATTTGGAATTGGTGCATAGGGTGGATCAATATACACAAAATCGTCCTTACAGAAGGAGTTCTGTAAAGACGATCGAAAGTCACAAACACGAAATTCTACTGGTTGAATTAGATCATGTATATCATCTAAATGTTTCTTATTAATAATTTCAGGATTTTGGTAATGACCAAAAGAAACGTTAAAAGAATTAGACGAGTTTACACGATACAACCCTCGAAAACATGTTTTGTTTAGAAATAAAAATAAAGAAGACCCTTGAATCGTTTTTTTCTCTTCAGATGTAAGTGCATTGTAGCATTTACGAGTCCAGTAATAATAAGCTTCCTTACATAACATAGCTTCTTGTTTATTCTGTGGTTTTTTGGGATTGAAATCGTCATGTTTATGTTGTACATGACATTGATTATACTCTTTAATAATATTTTGAATACAATTATTCAGTTCATAGTGATGGTTTTGAATGTTTTTAAACAAGTATATTAAAGTTTCGTTAATATCATAAGCGTATATCTTTCCTTTGAGAATTATTTCTTTTTGCTTGATCATACACAACAGACCCATCAAAACACTTGAACCTCCCACAAAGATCTCATGATAATTATTGATTTGTTTAGGAAACTTATCCAAAAGTGTGTTAATGATCTGTGTCTTACCACCAACCCATTTAATAACAGGTTTGATAATATTTATGTCGTTTTTTAACTTTTTCATTTTATAATTTATTACATTTTTTTAAAATTCTTAAAGAATGCATATTTGTATTTAAAATCCATGGGAGCTATATTTTTTGGAAGGTAAAGTAAAATGAATTCGGAAGAAAGTTCATTACTTAATAATATATCTAGTGAAATGATGAACACTTTAGACGATTTGAAGGAAGCATTAACAGACGACACCTACAAACAATTATGTGATAAACTTATGGATTTAAACAAACTAGAGAAAAAAGTCGAAGAGTATGGTTTTTATGAACTAACAATTATAAATACTGCGTTGAATAGAGAAGATTATGATTGTGGTGAATATGAAAGTGATGTATACATTGAAAATGTCAGGGTTGAGAAAAGAAACATTAAAATGAATCATGATTTAGCAAAATCGCATATAAGTTATATAGCCCAACATGGTTATATTAGTGTACCTTTTAATGTATTGAAAGATCAGATCCAAAATGAAAACCAAATAATGGTGAGAGGGCATTGTTTAACATGTGATGAAATAGGACAATATTCTTTTAAAGTTTTAAAACCCAATATATGTGTGATAAAGATTAAGAAGGTTTGAGTTTTTGTTCGCACCGTCATCAAGGTCAAAGAAGACTAGTGGTGTATTTGCATGGAAAACATCGCCCTTTGTAGATCATCTCGATATGCGAATAAAACTATATTTTTAAGATTTTCTTTTATAATATAAAAATGAACAAAGATCAATATATCGTCAAAGATGTCGCCAAACAAAAGATATTAAAGGTTAGATGTAAATTCGAGCAAATGTATGTGCTTGATTTGCGGTGCTACTTGCGTTCATTAGGGTACGCGAGTGTGGACAACTCGTTTACTCGGGAAGACTTGTACAAAATTCTCAAAAAAGAACCAAAGGCGTCTCACCTATTTGTGCGGTTTCCTAATGGGATGTTCACACGCAAGATGGGACTCGATGCAAAGAGAGAGTATGAACGGCGCATTAACCTTTTTTAAAAATGTCATATCGGATCATCTAATTAGCAATTCAAATAATTGTTTTTTAACTTAAAAACAATATTTATGTGACATTTTAAACATTTATGTCAAAAATTGAAAGTATTGTATATTACGATTGTTTTTACCTAAAGAACTTTGATAAAAGTAAGATCTGTATTCAGGAGAATATTATGGATTATCGTATGGAATGTATGCATTTGGCGATTCGTAATGGAAACATCGGAGCTATTAAAGTTTTACAAAATTTATACGATTTAGATATGAACGATACATCATCATACGATGAATACTATGGAACATGTTTACATGTTGCTGTTCGATATCATCAAAATAGAACCGATATTATTGAAGAGATTATCAATAATGATGCTGATATAAATGCTACAGATTATTATGGATGTAGTCCTTTAGTTATTGCTATATATGATTACAATTCGAGCATCGACATTGTAGAATGTTTGTTGAAACATGGAGCAGACCTTTATAAATTTGAGCATGGTTTATCTCCTTTAGAGTTAGCTTATAAAAAAAATAAAGATATGTATGATGTTATGATCCCTTACACAAAAGGACATAAAAAATGGAAAAGACTACGCATTATCCTTAGAGCAGCTGGACTTCTTCTCAAACAATATCATTGTTCTGTGAATAATGTTTGGAAACCAAACGGAGTAGGATATTTTATAGCGAAGGATGAGTTTGAGTCATTATTATGTAATTATTAATTGATTTGTTGATCCTATATACGCCATCCCTCTGTATCATACTTTGTTTTAATTTATCTTCATCTACTTTAAAATTTATCTCATCGTTCTGAAAATGTCCGACCTGGGATTAGAGTTATCCCAGGGGGTGCTCAGGAAAGGTATATAATCGAGCAGCCCATTTGGAGGGGTTTTGGGGGTGTGAAGTGCTGCTGCAGGGCACAAGAATTATTGGAATGACATCACTAAAGTGTCTTTAAGAGCATAATGTCAAGTTATAGGTGTTGGGTATGTTTTTGGTCTGTTTTGTATGACTGCGACCCTAAACCCTGAAGCGCGTTTCTCAGCAGTTAGGCTACAAATGCCCCCTGTATTTATAGGGGTTGAGGCTATAATTCTGGATTTTGGACCAGCTCATGATGGTGAGTGCATAGAGGTGATAAACCAGATTTCGCCCTGTTATCTCTAACCCCACTTTGTGATCCAATTTTCCCATACATAACTTATTTTCGCACAACATGGTGGATGATCAGAAGGAGCTGAACTGTTGGGATATATACCTGCTAGATTTTTAAAAACATCTTCTGTTATGATACCATTTGGTTCGTTTTGCATATTTACAATATCTTTGTTATGCTTGTTTTGACCAAGTTTATCTCCCCAACTTAAATCTTTACTACATAACATTTTAAGCTTTTCTCTAACACTATCTTGTAAAGTAGGTTGTAAAGTAGGGTCTCTGTATTCTGTTAATCTATCTTTAAAAGTTGAATTGTATTTTTTAAACACCGTCTCATTGGTGTCTAAAAATTTCCCTTTTAGTACCGACTTATGAACAACTATTTTATCAATGGTATCAAACATGAATTCACAAAACTTATCAGGTTGTGCGCCAGCAGCATGTCTCATTTTAAAGCATTGACTATTATCTGATTGATCAACTATATTTACATAATGGTTTTTGTTTAAAATATCATTGACAACATCTCCTTTAGTACCATCAGTATTCGTATATAATGGACTAGAATTACTATCCATCAACATAATAACATTTTCTATTTTGTTGTTATTAACATATTCTAGTATTTTATTCATTTCATGTTCTCTATTAGCAGCATCTTTTGGTTTTTCTCCACTACTCAAATGAGCGTTGATGATGTTAAAAGTTTTATTATTTTTTTTAATTTCAACATGCAAAGCATATGTAAAAACTTCTTTTTTTTCTTTGTTGTATTTTGAGTTAATAGTTATCTCGTTCGGGCTTCCAACTTGACCAAGTTGTGACTTTTTATAATATACAACTAAATGATCATCACGTACCCATTGATTTACCCAATCATTTGGTTCTTTTATCCATCCTTGTTCGAGTAATTTTTGTTTTGTGGTTTCTTTTAATTTTTCGTCAATAGTTTTGCTCTTTAACCAATGATTTTTATATGCATTTGATGATCTAGGTTCTGAAAGTTTATTTATTGATACCATACCTATTTCACTACCAAGTTTATCTAATATTTCAGTAGGATGATCGTTCTCTTGTGTTGCGATGATATCTATTCCTCCATTAAACATTTTTTTAAGAGAATCTACTATTCTATTTCCACGGTTCTCCCACTTTATTTCTTCATCTCCATCAGCAGACAAAAATTCACCATAAGAAAGTCCGTCCGCAAGAATGTTCCAGGTGGCCACATTAATTAGGCTTTCTCCTGTCGTTGTTCCTCCTCCTCGTTTTTTCTTCTTTTTTAATGTACTTAACTTCTCTTTGTATTTCTTACAATCCTCTTTTAACTTGTTCATACGAGTCGTCATCTTTTCCTTTTTCGAGATTAACTTAGTTAAGGCCTTCTTGCCTTTGCAGTTAGAGGGATCCTTTTTCAAATTCTTTCGTAACATGGAAATCTCGTGATTGCACTTTTTGCATTCCTCCTTGCATTCCTTAATCTTTTTCATTTTCTCTTCGATTTTTTTCGTTACAGACATTATAACGGTATCGTTACGTGTTGTTTTATTATTGTATTTTGACTCCATTTTTTTGTTTAAACAATCCGTTCTTAACTTTAATAAACATTATTTTTTTCTCGTGGATTAGCATAAATTCTATCCATATCCGTTACACGACGAACATTTTCTGTGTATATTTGACACACTTTAAAAGTATCACTAACAAAACCATAGTTTTCCTTTACCGTATGTGGTGGTAACACACTAAGTATGTAGTACACTTTACAATACATGGTTAGAACCAAACAGTAAATAATTTAATACAACTTCTGTTTTTTCCTTGATTTACACAGTGATACCTTTTAAAAGGAATGAAAAATAATCAGTTGTTAACATACATTGTTATATTGTATAATTTGTTTACATCCATGTGATCAACGATATATTGTTCGGTATCATATATATATATATATTATCAACCTATCATATTGGTTGTGTCGATAATAATCTCGTCCATGAATGATTGTACATAAAAATCCAAAGCTCGCCAAACATGGGCTTTGAAACCACCATAATCGTAAAAACAAATGTGTTTAGTTGAATGATGTCGATTTAATCACTATGTGAGAAATGCCTATGAAATGTTTTCACAATTTTTTCTTGTTTTTCTTTTTTATTTGTGATTCGTCTTTTTTGGAAATTCCTGAAGTAGGCCTCTTTTTTACTTTCGATTCTTTTGATTCCTTTGATTCTTTTTTAGTTTTTTCAGCTTTGTTTTTCTTTATGCCTTTGTTTCGTTTGGATCCACCCTTAATGGGTTCCATTGTCTCAAAAATGTCTCTAAATGTAGACTCATTAATATACTTCTCATAAATGTTGTCCTCGGTTATACCTGTTAGGTATTTTGTCGGAAGTTTTCGTAAGTTTTCTGAAGATGGAAAATTTGGTGTGTATATTTGTGGATTAATCATTATTTTATACTTAGAAAACAAGTCTTTCGATATTTCGGCGATGATTATATTATATTGCTGATTATATTGTTGACACAATTCAGAGGCGGTAAAAGGTGTATGTTCTTTATTAGTCCCCACAAATTGACTGTTTTGGGGGTCTTTATTTATAATTTCTAATTGTTCTTCAGTTGTGAGTTCTGATTTATTACCTGATTTAATAGTGTTTATTAGTTCTTGGCTAGGGAATGCGCTAGGGTTTTCGATCACCATATCTTTCGGAAATGATTCTTTATATTTTTCTAAAATCTTTTCGTCAATCAGCTTAATTGCTGCATTCAGATCAATCATTGCTACGTCAAATGTAAACAATGCATCATATAATCTCACCAACATAGACATATATATATGTTTGCGTTCTTTAAAAAAAGAATAGTTCACACTTTTTACGATGTGTAGTATCTCGGAAAATAAATTTAGAACAACATCATATGATTTTTCCAATTCATTTACTGGTTCTCCTGTTGTTTCATTTTTATTTTCATTTGTTTTTAATTCATTTAACATTTCTTCTTGTTTTAAAAGAATTTCATTGGTTATGTTTATTATTAAATTATTTGTTGTTTTTGTTTGGACATTAGGAAATTTAAAGTTCTCTTTATTAATATAATTTTTTTGTAACGAATTTTTAAGATTACAAAAATTGATCATTTCTTTCCTTGCATTACCATATATATTTAACATACCTTGACCATTATTCCCTGATGTACTAAACAAGGGTGCAGAAAAAAAATCTTTTTTTACATCATCATCATCTATTATGTTTTGAATTATTTGTTTTGATGTTATATTACTTATAATATTATTAAATACTTTTTTTACGTTATTATTATGTGATTTTTTGACTTCATCAATAATATGATTTATTTTTTTATTCGTGGTATGATAAAGCCATATGTAATGAATGTTTCCGACAATATCTTTTGAAACATCTTGTATCAAACCTATTTTATAGAATGGATATATAAATCCCGCTAAAGGTATACCAATAACCATAACTAAAACAAAAATCGAAAAAGGTTCCATACCACCTTTTTGTGATTTGGACCCCCCGTTATGTGGAAATTGTATATATATTTTATCAATGGTTTCATTAATAACTTTTGTCATAACTATTGTCAATTGATCTGTTATAGTTGTTTTTATTTCACCATCATCAACTTGTTTATTTTTGTCTTCGTCCAATACATTTACCTTGTTGTTCTTATTATTTATTGAATTGAGAATTGACAATATATAGTTAACTTTTTTAGTTAAAACTCTTTCTCGAGCTCTTATTCTCCATGATATCAGTATTTTCTTAATTTTATGATCAGTTTCATTAATATTTTCATCTGGTGAAATCACTCTATTATCCGGTATATTTGTTATTATCAGTTCACTTATATTGATATTTAACCAATTCTTGAAATTAATTAAAGTGTTTTGTTCTTTAAAATTAAAATTAACATAAGATAAAATCGAACTCTTGTCAGTAAAATTTTCTTTTAACTCAGTTAAAATTTCTATTAATTTTTCTATCTTTGTTTTTACATCGACCACACTACTACTACTACCACCTTTTGACTGTCGTGAACTGTTTTTTCCTTTTTTATAAGACTTTACTATTTGTCCATTCATTTCTCCAAAAAAAAAGCTTTGTTTATATTAAACTTATATTTATTTTTATCATTAAATTCCTTTCAATTCATATGTAATAAAAACTTTCTTAAAAAAAATCCTAAACATATTGTAGTTATTTAAAATATTATTGTACTCATTTGTACTCTCTTTATCACCTTGTAATTCATTTTTTTAATTCTCCTTGTAATAATATTAGATTATTGTTTTTATTAATTCTTTTTCTGAAAAAAAATATCTATATAGTTTAAGATGCATTAAATTGGCATCCATCCATTTTATTCTTTCTATAGCTCAGATGGTAGAGCGGAGAACTGTATAATATTAGATCGATATCCCTAGGTCACTGGTTCAATTCCAGTTGGAGACCCCTAAAAAAAACCATAAAAAACACATCATTTTTTTTAGAATATATATCATTCATTCTTGACACTGTGCGATAGTGGTTATTCGGGTGGCCTGCTAAGCCACTGGGCATTGCCCTCGCAGGTTCGAATCCTGTCGGTGTCGACCACGAATGATATATATCATAAATTTAAAGTCATTTAATTTATTTTTTAAAGCATCAGTTTTTTATTAATAGTCTTTTGTTGTTAAACAATACAGTAATTATACAGTCTTATATACATATATATTTATAATTAACTGTTAAAAAATAAAAATTGAACTTAAAGCGATCATTTTTCAACTAAAGTCAAAAAATATCACACACTTTTTATCAAACTGTAAACATGGTTGCTAGTTTTAAGAATCAATGTAACTCTTTTAACACCAACGGTAAAAGGTGTAGAATGAAAAGTAACATTGATAACAATGTATGTCATTTTCACATTAAAAGAAATAAAAACAAGTACCCTGAGAATGAGAATGAGAATGAGAATGATAATACTAAAAAGTGTTCTGACGAATATCTTACCGAAGAAGATATTGATAGTATGATATCAAAAAGGATGGACATTTTTGAAGATATCGTCAATTATGAATTTGACTCTATTCATCAAAAATATGAACTGTTGCTTTATTCAGTGGATATCATGGAAAGGATGTTAACTATCCATAAAATGATTATAACTGTATTAGTTGTTATGAACTTATATTTGCTGCTAGTTTTTGGTTTCGGAAATTATAATCATTCATTCGACCCGTTTGTAAACTACTTATATGCTAAAACAAGTATTATCGGTACATTAATTGACACATACTTGACCAGTTATTATCAAAACATTTCAGGATATGTCAATTTATCCTATGTGTTAGCTGATGAAGTCCAAGTTAATGAGATCATACAAATGGATTCATGGGATAAACACACATTCTACTCGTTATATATGAACAATACAAACTATTAGATATATTCAGAATAGACCTTTAAACAAGTGAAGAGTAAAATATATCGTATTACAAATTATGTGAAAAAAATATAGAAAGTTTTTTTTTTCAATCTTGATTGAAATGAAAACAAAAAAATAATAATGCGTGAAATATAGAAAACTAGTGTATAATTTGATTTTTATATTTATTTTACATTACTTTATTGTCAAGGGTAGTGACCTGCATAACGGACAAACACCATGCGCTATTTTCGGAACACATTGAACACAAAACTGATGTGTACATTCAAACACGTACTCTAAGCGCAATGTGTCGTTCGATTCTAAACAAATGCAACAATCCAATGGAGCTTGCGCATCCTTTTGCTCAAAGTCCACGAAGAAGTTTTCTAGAGTCTTTTTGACATGACGGAATGTCCCGTACCATACAAAAGTCCTCCAGTAAACGACAAGAGTCGCTTTGTTATCTAAACTAGAGAATAACCAGTTATTCCACTTTTCTTTCACGATAACACCAACTTTTTTGTCATTTTCAGGTTTATGAAACATGCTCGGATCGGGTAATACACAACCGTCACACGCTTGAAGTTGCTCCTGAGAAAGTATACTCTTGATCTCATCGTTTAGATACACAATTTTTGCCTCATTATCCAATGTTTTATTTGCGATAGCTTTTATTTCTTGTAGAATTTGTCGTATATGTGGTTTGGATGTACCCATGATCAAAACAGCACTGAGATTGATGTTATTCCTGATAAACTTATGTGTTCCAAAACCCTTATCAATTTTTCACGAATTTTCGAAAAAATGATGTTGAATATTTATTAGCAAAAATGCAAATTTAAAGGATATAAAATAAATAAATGCTTGTTTGCAAAATATTTCATGAAAAGTGATTTTCCTATGTGTTAGCTGATGACGCCAAGTTAAAATGAGATCATACAAATGGATTCATGGGATAAACACACATTCTACTCGTTATATATGAACGATCATTAAAAAATAATGCAGTTAATAGCTATGCCATCGTTATTCGGGTTACTTCAATAACAATATATAGTCAAACATATTTACATTTACAAATAAAAAAAGGTTTTTTTATCCTTTTTTAGTTTTTTATTGTATACATTTAATGCACTTTTTTGTTCTTCTACCACTCATTATCAGACTCGTCTGATTCTTCTTCAGACTCGCCATCCAGTCTGTTAAGTTCTTTTTCAAGAGAGTCAAGTTCTTTTTTCACAGTGTCTGTTTGTTCCTTTTCATCATTCTTCGTAGGCTTCTTCTTTGTCTTCTTAGCTGCGGTAGTAGATGCTTGCTTTTTCGTAGAGGTAGTCTTTTGGGATGGTGTGGGTGGTGTGGTTGTAGTGTTTGTTGATGATTCGGTAACAGGATAAACAACTTCTTCCTTTCTTTCGTTCATTTTCTGAATAGCATGATTAAGTGCAGTATCGATCTTTTCACTGTTTGAAGAATCGTCAAAGTCAATGTCAGTGTATTCATTCTTTATGAATGTCGCCATAAAGTTGGAGGTACCCAGACGAATTTGGTGTTTCACTTGGGGAAAACGATCCTTCAGAACCATCATAGACCGACTAACACGACGCTGATGATCAGTAGGAGGACGCTTCTCCTTTTTAATTTTCTTTTGTTTGGACTCTGATGTACCGTCGGAATCACTCTCAGTAGAGGTCATACTACTGGTGCGTTTCTTTTTGTTAATCTTGCTCAGAGACTTGGACATTTCTTTTGTACTGCTCTTGATCTCATCGAGCTCATTTTCAAAAAATGTTTTCAGTTCATCCGTCATCAAGTTCTGCTGTTCAATCTTATCAGAAAGCTCCTTGAGCATATTGATCTGCATGTTCATGAACATCTTGATATAGAGTTGAGACATGATGATAGAGTTTAGAAGAGTAGATTTAGAAAGTTTTTATGAATAATTTGCTCGAGATCAAATTAATCACACTGGATTGTTGTATTCTTAAAGTAAATGATTTGAATCAATAATGAGATCAATTTTTTACAAAATCGTGAAAAAACTTCATAAAAAACTAAAATCAATAGAAAACAGAATTGGTCATTTTTTAAACCTTAAAATGAAGATATACTTTTTCATTGTAATAAATTCTTTTTATTTTGCTCAAATAACCTTTTATAAATATTCGCTTCGTCCTCATATGCAATCGCATAGTCTGAATGCTTAGACACTTTTATAATGAATCGACCACAATTATAGTCTGAATCATCTTCATATTGAGGAACAATGATCGAAAACACATCTATTCTACGATCGGAGCTGTGAACATATTCAGATCCTCCTCCATGCTTTTTTACTACTTTGTTGTGTTTGCTATCTTCAAGTATTAATTCGGGTAAGTTACCTTTACCAAATATGAAATTAATTGGATAAAAAAGATAAAGTATTGCTAATTTAGTTATGTTGTCATTGACACTGCCACTGCCACTGCCAAATAGCTCAGTAAAGTTATATTTTTTAAGTTTTACTTTTACTCCAAGTTCATTTGTGTATTTTTTACTGTATTCATAACAACCCTTTTCCCAATGTTTGGTTATATATATTCCTGTTATTAGAGATAGAGATAGAGATATGATGTTCTACATATTTCGTTTGTAAAAACTTTTTTACGCTATTATATACAACAAGGACTGATGCTTTATCGTAACACATATTTTGTGTCATATTATTTGACACAACCGGCGTATCTTTCGCTTTTATTATGTCTATTAAATGAACCTGTTCTATCCGTTGTTTGAATAATATATCTTGATTTGTTTAAGTTGCAACCGTAGCACCTCCTCGTTTTGATTTACGAGTTGTTATTTTGATTTTCTTTATTATTATGATCACAACAAAAAAATCTTAAAAAGATGATATAAAGCGATTTTTAAATAACAATATTTTTTGTAAAAATAAATACTAAAATACTTGCACTTATCAACTTTATGTCAAAAATTGAAAGTATGTTGAATGAATGCAAACTTTAACCAAAATAACATATAGTTTAAAATGAATACTACCGATGATGTATGGATATCGTATAAAAACATTCGAGAAAGAGATATAGAGCATCCAAATGCAGTTATGAAATGTAATATGATTTTAAAAAATGGTAAATCATGTATCGTTTGTCCTAAATACTACTGTAAAGAACATGATATATGGAGATGTGGAAAGCATAGATCTTTTTCACTGAACGAAAAGGATACTTTAAAAAAAAGAGAAGGATCCATTCGTTATTCAGGTAACATGACCTTGACACGCACAAATATGACTTATGAACAACTTAATGTATATGACAATGACAATGACAATGACAATGACGAAATAGTATCAAATCGTTGCGTATATTGTGATGTAATTGTTTCTCAAAATATGATTGATCATATATGTTCGTTGATAAAAAAAGGAGGAGCGCCAAATATCTATATAACCGAATCATGCTTTAATAAAGTTCCATGTTGTAAAGTTTGTAATTCGAGTAAAGGAAATAAAGATGCTATTGAATGGATGATTTCCAAAAATTGCTCACAGGAAAGGATTGACATGATTCAACGAAGAATAAATAAAATTCCTAAATGGGATGAAGAATTATATAAAGGTATGTGTTTGAAATCTAAAGTGTTTATGCTAATGATAAATCATGTGACTACATTTTGTGAAATTAAAATTACTACACCTGAAAATATATCTAAAGACTATAATCGTATGATATATGCAATGACTAATTCTGTAAATAATTGTATATTATCAACTTTATAAAAAATAAAATTTAAACAATCGTATATATAAAACTAAAGTGTTATAAATAAAAACTATAATGAATAATGAGGTAAACAAAAAGTGTTCCTCTTTAGAAGGATGTAATATTCATCATGACAATGAAGAAAACATAAAGCGTTCCCCTTTAGAAGGATGTAACAATGAAGAGCTTTTTAAAAATAAGTACAACGAATTTAAAACTTTAACAATTTGTCTTATCGATATTGTTGGTTTTTCTGTTTGGTGTTCAAAACACAACGCAAAAACCGTGATAGACAGTATGATACAATATAATGATACTATCAATAAATTGCTAACCAACTATCCAAATTTATACAAAATAGAACTGGTAGGAGATAGTTGTTTAATAGTTGGGAGAATACAACCAACCAATAATTGTACCAATACCAATAATTGTACAAATACCAATAATTGTACAAGTACATGTGATGCTTATACAATGGTTGTCTTTTGTCTTTCTCTTTTAGAGTCAGACATAGGCAAAACGATATTTAATTCTAAAGAAATCACACTACGCATGGGTATAAACATTGGTAATGTATTTGGGACTTTTATGACAAATCCAACTAAATTTCAATTGTATGGTAACGACATCAACACAACCAGTAGACTTGAGTCTACATCCATTCCAGAAGTAATTCATGTCAGCGACCGAGTTCTATTTCAATTAAAAGCTTTTCCAAATATTCCAAACTTGGAATACGGAAATATCGTATCCAAAATATTAAAAGGAGTCGGAGAAATACAATGCGCTTATTTAACTATAAAACATGCGGAACACATTTTGGTTGCGGATGATTTAAAAATATGTCAGGATGTAGTCTCACATCTTTTAAAAAAATATACAGTGAAAACTCACTCAGTTTTAAATACAACGATTGACAGACTAAAAAGTAAAATGTATAAAACTGTTATATTAGACATAAGTTCAGAGCATTATAATATTTTGGATGATTTTAAAAATTTTCGTATTTGGGAAACTACCTACCGAAGCTCTGTTCAACACGTTATCGCACACACGGCTTGTAAAGATATTCCACTGGAATATCTTGTATTATTCAATAACATCATATATAAAGACGACACAAAAGATCTTGTATCTATAGTTGAACAATTGTAGTTATCATTTCTTTTTTGAAAATTTTGTGAAAAAAAAATAAAATATTAAAGTCAAAACTATTTTTTTATAAAATATAATTTTTTTATTATATTTTATGCACTCTCACCACGAATACGGCGTGCAAGCTGTATATCACGAGGCATAATGGTAATACGATTTGAATGTATGGCACATAGATTAGTGTCTTCAAATATACCAACTAGATAGGCCTCTGCTGCCTCCTGTAGCGCTAAAACAGCGTGAGATTGAAATCTCAAATGTTGACTAAAATCCTGGGCTATTTCGCGAACAAGACGATGAAAAGGTAACCTACGGATTAACAGATCAGTGGACTTTTGATACTTACGGATCTCACGAAGTGCGACGGTTCCTGGTCTGTAGCGATAAGGTTTTTTTATCGAGTTTATACTATTTGGGAAAGATTTTCGAGCTGCCTTAGTTGCAAGCTGTTTACGAAACATCTTACCACCTGTGGACACACGATTGGTACTTTTAACACGAGCCATGCTTTATTTTCTTTTTTTCATATATATACATCAAAATTATATCAAATCAATTTTTTCGAATAATGGGAAAAATAGTAGATACTTTCAATAATAACCTTTTACATTTCGTTATGTAAAACAACTATCGAAGTATATATCAATATTTGGTACTAAAATCATTTCAAAGTTTTTATGAAAACCGAAAGGTATCTGAGTTGTTTTTGTTAATTCACATGAAAACTTAGATGCAATTGTGTGATGCGGTATGTTTGCATGTAGCTTCTTTCCACAAAGAGAAAAAAACTCGTCCTCGTTCATAATGGTATGGATATATTCATACATTTGAATGGCTTTTATACAGAATGATTTATTTCGTAATGAAAATCCACCATTCCCAACATCCATGTTTTTATGAGGCCATGGTGCTCCAATAAAGTCATACATTACGAACTCTTCAACCCCATTTCTTAATAAACAAGAATCCGTTTGAAAAATGATAAATGTCTCTGAAGGTATCGAATGATAAAATTTTTGTGATGTCAATAATTTATTATATTCTGGTATGCTCAAATTATCCGTTCCTAATGAGGTGTACAACACATTAGGGACATCTTTTAAACAATCTTTTACATATTTTTCATTGTCTGTACCATGAAATACTTTCAAACCCCATTGCTCATTAGTGAAGCGTAACATCGTCCTGCAAACAAATTCAAAGTATGGATCTTTTCGTGGCTCTACTATTACCAAAAAATAAGGACACTCTTGATAAACTTTACGAACGGGGTATTCACATACTTTTTTATTGTGTCGTTTTACAAATTCATAAAATCTTTTGTTCAAACCCATTTGATAATTATTTATAAGTGACATATATAAATAATTTTTGTCAAACCGCATTTTAAAGAATATCAAAAAACATTTGGAGAATTTTGTATTTTTTTATCTATTGATTTTGAAAAAAATTGAATAAAGCATAAATATTTCTGCTTTACATTTATAAAAACAATGTAAATAATAACTTTTAAAGATGTTTAAAGATTTACAATATGAGTTAGAGATGGTTGTAAAAAGTGAACAACTGTTGCGACAAGATATAGAATATTTAGCACAACAATATATAGAAGGAAACACAGATATCGACTTACCATCAACACCTGTCGTCGATGATGACATATCCATTCCGGAGCTATCTTTCTATACTTTATTTAAACTTGTGAAAAGTAACATTCGTAAATTAAATTGTAATATTTTTATAGATGATAAACTGTTACATGGTTATATTGATTATTATATTGATTATTATTTTGATATAATAAAAGAGAATAAATGTTAAAATTTGATACTCTTAAAGAAACAAATATTAATTTAAAAAACTATTGTATTTTTAAATCTACAGCAAAAATGAACGAATCATATTCAAAACTCGACCCACCGCCTATTAATGAGATAAAAAACGACCTGTTACATCAGCTCATCAAGGATAACCCTTATATTGACGAAGACATAATAAACAAATGCATTGATATGGAACTTAATCATTTTGGATCAATCAGAGGTAGTATGACAACTTGGTTACAATTTACTCGTGATATCCTACTGAGAAATATTACAAATAGAATGAAAGAAAGTGATCTAGTACATAAGAGTATCGTGTATTCTAAATCGATTTAACTCAACAGGTTTATTCATAACATTTTTGTAATCATAACATTTTTTTATTCATATTTACCTCATAAAAAAATGGTAATAATATTTATGTAAATTACACTATCCGTTCTCAAAATAGTAGTGCAATGGGAAAAAACACTCAAAAGGGGTTAATAAATACGCCCACCGGGGATTGAACCCGGATATTCACGTAACTTAAATCATTTTCATGCTAAATGTTGAAATGAATCAACTCAGGCATAATCTTTGATAATTATAAGCATGATATGCTAACCATTACATCATAGGCGTATTGAGTAAGTTATTAATCTACTATATCAGTTATATTAAGTTTTTTTTAAATATGTTTTTTTTATTAATTTAATATAATGAAAAAGTCATATTAATTAAAATAAACATGAAAATAACGAAACATGAAAGTCCACATAATAATAAACATGATGATTTTATAGAGTTTTTTTCATCATTAAATATGTCATATATTTGAAATATGTCAGTAGGTTGTTGTACAGTAGGTTGCTTAGGATCAGGATAAAAACCGTCGATTTGTTGTATACTCATAATAAACAGTTAGTTACGAATTGCACCTTAACACTAAAATTTTTAAATATCAATTTTTAACAACTTATTCGACTAACAACAAAACGACAAGGGAAGAAGTGTTTTATATCAAATTATGAGAAATGCTTTCTAACAGTAAATGATATCAATTTATTTTTTATTATTTGTAATGGTTAAAACACAATGTCTATGTCAACAAAAATACTTTTTGCAATAATATACATTGTACTAGACTTGCTCTGGATAAGCACAATGTCAACCTTCTTTTATAAAAATAAAATCGAGGCTGTACAAATGTCTTCTCCGATGAAATTTAAAATAATACCTGCGATCATGGCCTATATTACCCTGTTAATTGTGATGTTTTTCATTTGTATACCGTTATCGGAGTTTTTTAAAGACAAATACCCGACATGGTTTGTATTTAGTGTTGTTGGTTTTTGTATATATGGTGTGTACAATTTTACAAATGGTGCAATCTTTACCAATTATGACAATATATTCATGTTAGTTGATACATTATGGGGAATAGTATCATTTGCGATATTGGGATCAATATTTACTTTTTTACAAAAAAATAAAATAAATTAATAACAATAAAATAATAATGCATGTACAAGCATTCGTCTAGAGGTATATTTCAATTGTTACTGATCATATAACATCTACATAATGGACAGTTGACGAGCTTGTGAGAGAGCATAGACTTTATACAGTTCATGTGAAAAATGTGCTTACAAGTTTTCAATCTTACTGCTGAAGTTTCAATGGTAAGAGGTTCATAACAAATAGAACAATCATCATTTTGTATAACCTCTTTATGTTTTATTTTAAGCACACAAACTATACGTTTTTTCACTTGGTCTTGTATTTGCTGTAGTCGTAACCTTTCTTCATTTTGACGATTTAAAAGTGCCTGTTCCGCATTGACAAGCTGCTCCCTATTTCTATCAAATAGGGGTTGAATAATTCCATCATTTAAAGAGTGAGTATATAATACAAAATCACTCCATTCTTCATTAATACTGATCATCTTAAACAATAAGCGTGTATCGAAAGTTAGTCTATCAGGATAATAGTGGGTAGTAATCGGGGATAGCAGTTGTCGATTGAGAGGTTGATATCGATAGAATACCCTTGCTAACCCTGGAAAATCTAATTTGATTAAATTCGCTCTCAAATGGGTTTTACAGGTAGATATCCTTGTGTGGTCAAATGCCGTCACAATCTCATATTTAGCATTTTTCCTACAGTTTCTACCACTTATTGTACGCAATGGACAATTGCATATATGTTGTACATTGAATGTACTAGGTTGAGTAAACTCTAAAGATTGTTGTAAAAAATGACTAATGTTATCCATCATATTTTCGAATAGAAGTATTACAAAGATTGTTGTGTTCTACTTATTATCTTTAAGTTACCTCAAATTATTTATTTCAATTTTTTTTTATGATGTTTTTTCACTATTTTACAAAAATTTGATCTCTTAATGGATTCATATCCATTTACTTAAATAATACACCAATTTAGCGTGAGTAATTTGATCTTGTGTAAATTATACAAAAAAACTTTCTTAAAGGTTTGACAACATAAAAAAACACTAAAGGTAAAATAACACAAATAAAACAAAATGATGGAAGCGATGTCGTCTCAATATCCTCCTCCTGTAAATGTATGTAAACAAATTCTATTCGACGATATTATTAAAAAGCACCCTGATTTTAATAAAGAGCTATTGAAAACGATAGTAGACGACGAGTTCAAGAAATTTGGAGGATATGAAATGTTAGGAAGTCTCTCAGGATGGGTCGTATTTTCACGAAAAAAATTAACCAACAATATTACTACAATCGTCGACTCTTATAATAAAGAAGTTTTCAAAACATTTACATTAACGATATAATATCCATCCTTTTAGGACAAATATCTTAAAGATTTAAACACATATTAAAAAAAAAAAACAAAATGAATAGCCATCTTTTCGAACCGATCGAGCTTTTTTGGTTACACATAATGAATATAACAATATCAAATATTAAAGAAAAAAAATATGACGAAAAAAAATTATTTGGATTATATCAACAAATGTTATCATCGATTGATAAAGAAGAACACGATGTGTCGATAAAGAATAGCAAAAAATTTGGAGAACTTACAAAGGTGGAATGTAGTATAATAAAAAGAATTTACAATGAAAAACGATCTGATGTTTATTTAGCATATGAAGGTATTTCTAGGATGTGTGGATTCGATAATACAGAAGATTGTTTCGAAACATATACATGCGAATATGAGTAATACTTTGATAACATTTGATTTTAACATATACCTAATTAGAAGAGAAATGAATAGGTCTATACAAAAGGGTTTCCGTATATACATCTTAGTTTAAGGATCCACTCTTATGTATTTCTTTTTGGTGAATTGTTTATTTTTTTGAATGAGTTTATATTTATGATCAAAATAGTTCTTTTGGAGAGTTCTGCTTATAAACAGTTCATATTAGGTTCAATAAATAAGAAATGTATATATAACATTTAAAAAATTAAATATGATATCTTACAATGGATTTAATATTACAACTGTGTTTTTTTATGCTTCCGTGTCTAATAAGTGCAATGATATTATATTTGTATCATTCATATAACCATCATATGGAAAACAAAAGATGCAATGACGAAATCAAAAAAATAGGTGATTTGTATCATCAAACAGTTTGAATGAGTAGTTTACAACAAAAAGGTGTGTGTGTGTAAATATATAAATGGTGAATAATAGTAATGGTGTAAACATTCGTATACAAAAAAAAATTGAATACAATTAAGGCATTTACTTTTATTGCAAAAAAACATACATACATATATACCATTATCAAAATGAATGTTTCATTTATGTCGATACCTAACAAATATATTTTTGTAAATGATAGGAATACAAAAGATATTTTGCATTTAAATGTCAATATATTATCCCACGATAATAATCATTTGAATTCAATAGCCAGTATACCTGTATTTAGGTCATTAAAAATGACAACCAAATTTCAGGAACAAATAATAAATAAAAAGAATATGAGGGCAAATTGGTATGCATCCAAGGATAATAAAACAAACGATTGTGTTATTTGTTCACATGTTACCACTAAAAATTATTTTGATAATTTATCTAAAATAAAGGAATTCGACATGGATAATGAAAAGAGTGTTAAAATATTAATGACGAACAATATAGGATTGTTTTATGTTGATGACTTTTTGATAAAAGAGCATAATGAGCAATTGTTGTTGATCGGAAAGATATGGACACCACAACAACTATAGTAGTACATAAGATCAATCCAGCGGACGAAGCTGACATTTTAGAAACCACCGAAGTGAGTGTTGCGGATACTAACGAACACAAATGAGGGTTTGAATAAACATCAACATTCACATTTATGTGCTGTTTCGTGTCAACTCTACATTCAACATAAGGGAGAGAAATAACCATGATAAGTAAGGGATCAACAGAGATCTATTTACAGGTTTATCATCGATTGATATTAACAAATACAATGTGAAGATCATAAGAGCTATCAAGAATAACCGCATATTTTTTTTTATGAATGTTTACAATAGGTGTCCAACTTAACTTTAAAAGCAGATTGATAACAAACAGTGTAAGCATATATGTAAAATATAGATTACTTTTTCTTTGTTGAACCAACAAATATGTAAATTATAACTAAATGTCCAATATATTAAAGTGCTTTTAGTTTTTCTTTTTATGATACATTGATAATATCAAAAAGTTTTTTCCCAAAATTTTGAAAATTTGAAACAAAATAAAAACTGTCACTTTAACAAGAATAATAGAAAGTGTTTATTTTCATTACAAATATGGTTGTACAAACTCGTCTCCATAAAAAGCAAACTTTGTTAAATGATGTTATTGAAAACCCTTTACTGTTGACAACAATTATGAACTGTCTTGATAATCAAGATGCTGTTAATTTCAGTCTGACAAACAAAATATTTCATTTGTATGATTCATCAGTTGGTTATGAAGTAATTCAACCAAAATTAGCTGATGGTTACATTAAGTTTATTGATGAACAACAAAAGAAAAAAATTAAGGAAACTAACGATAAATTTATGATTAAGTTTAACAATTTATTCAGACAACATCAAAACGACCAGTTTAATACACGAACTATGTTTAAGATATTTGAACATATCTACGAATTTAAGGACTTTCTGTTTTCAAACTATGAAAAATACAAAGTGTTTCTAAAATCGACGGAAGATAATCTTATCAGACTCATTAGAAGTAATATAGCAAACGAAACAATTGATGCTGTTTATTTTATGACATTGATATTTGATAGTCAACCTAAAGCTGAACGCATTCCGGGTACTTCAGATGGTTATGTTGAATATATTACATCTACTCAAGGTGAAAGGATATGGATTTAAAAAAAACAAGAGTTCATATGATGATACATATAAAGTTTAAGAATCTTTTTTCAATAATTCAATGTCAGAAATCTCTTTTCCTTTTTTATTATTTATATTATCATTATTTTCTTGTCTATTACCTTTTAGTTGTCGAATATCATAAAAGTCAAATTCCGTTTCAGGACAAGCTGCTTCGGCATAACTTATCTCGTCTTGCGTACTCCAGGTCATAGTCTTTCTTTGTGTGTGTATTATACTGTTTATTTATGTTCAATTTTTAAATTCTTTTTTGAGTTTGGGCATTGATTCTTTAAAAAAAATTGTGTAGATGACTTAGAACCCCGAAAAGCTATTATAACGTTGTTTCCTATATAGTCTTGCTGGCTGGAGATTGTGACTAGAAGTTGAGTTATCCATCTTCATAATTTTTTCACAGAAAAATATAATATATTTATAAATGAACTTGAAATTGTTTCTGATCTTGTTGGCTCTCGTTCAAATGTTGATCGATCCTACTATGGCAAAATGTCAGAGCGTTCCGGGTAAGACGCTCTTGATGATTCATCACTTTGGGAATATATACATCGTGTTTGGCGGATATGTATCCAATCCACGGATCCATCTCATGGTCGTGTTGGTGTCGTTCACTGTTCATTACCTGAACAATCGGATTTGCCCGATTACGGTCGTTAATAACAAAATGTGCGACTTTCCCAAGAAACAGCAGATGCAGACGATACTGAACGTAATCGAACCTAGCCCGACACGTGTGGTTTATGTGTACTACTTCTTTTTGATGCTCGGGATCTTGTACGACCTGTACTGGATCATAAAAACAAATTGACGTATTGTTCATACTCGTTTTTTTATTATTACTTGGTTACGTATCGCATTTAAGTTGAAAAAAGACACAATATGTTTTGTAAAAAATATTTCATTCTTTACATACTAATTTTTCTTTTAGACTGTTAAAACATTTTCTCCATTCGAGACTTTTATAAGTATGTGTCAATTCTTCACCAACATCAATATTCTTAATTGCATAAATAGTGAATGTATTATTATCGAAATCTCTAATCATTTTTGTATTGGGTGTCAATGATGTATTATAAAATGTTGCACAACCTGATGCAAATGCCCATTTAGTTCGATCTTCACTCCAAGTGAAAACATACTCATTTTTATTACCATCAAACTCGATGATACGAACAAGTCCTTTCTCAACTATATCACCATTCTTAATAGCCTGATTAGCAAATGCTCCGCATCCATCATCTAAAACATTAGATGCATTTACACATACTTTGCTACAATCAACTAAACTGCTCATACTTATATATATTTATATATATGACTGACACTAAACATTTAAATATTTATAAAAATTGTCTTCTTATTTCCATGGATCCATATATAATAAGCATAGACACATATGTGGTTTTTTTTACTTTAAGATAAAGGGTATTGTTTTTTTTATAAACAGCTTGTTGTTAAATTAATCTTTTTTTTACATTACGCTTTTTTACACCACCACGAATTACCGGTCATGTATTTGTTTTTTTTTTTTAAACAGTTTGAAAAAATAATAATTAATATTGTAAATGTGTAAATTATGGTTATTTGTAAAATATGAAAAATTGAAATTTTGGAATAAAAACATGTTAGTTATTTATTGATAAATCAAGAGTATTATATCACCCCATTTTAATAAAAACCTTAGCTTTACACAAATCGCAACACCATTAATGGATCATTCTTTTGATAACTTGACGAGTGAGCGTTGTTACATATGCGATTGTTCCGTAGTGTATTTTGTGAAGTCGTTTGTGGATGGTGTTCTATCACAGATTTGTTGTTGCGAGAATCACAAAACGGATGCTATTCGTAAGTTAGTCAACGATAATGATAGTCATTATGGACATGGAGAGAATTGGGACAACTGGTCTGGTCACATCAACATGCATATAACGGTTGAGAATATCGTAACATCAGATGTTCAGTATACTCATATAGGGGGTGCTGTTTTTGGTCCTTTTACTGAAATTGAACATCTGTACAACGAGTTCGAAGAGCTGGCATATAATTTATCGTTGATTGGTATGTGCAACTTTAATGACACAAATGATCGTCGACACGCTTGGTTTTTACAAAGATACCAATATTACAAGGATAGAATGGCTGATATAGAGAACAGGATTCAGGTGCTTGATTTGTATAGTTCGATTTCATGAGTGGTGTTTTACACAATTAAACATTTAAAAAAACACCGATTTGACAATAAAATTTAAAACTTTAGAACATGTTTTATGGTTCATTTTGTTTTTTACATGTTATTCTTTCCATCGGTTGACAAAGAAGATGTGTATTATATCCACAAACATAATTTTCTTGAAGTCTTTTTGAATGATAATGTAAGTTAGTTATCTATAGGCCCGGAAGAGGATATGCTTGTGTGATATGCTTGGATCCGATCGAACTTCATTCATCATATTCTTTCGATTGTGGTCATGCAGTTCATGAATGCTTTCACAAATACTTTTTGTACAATTATGATAATGAACGAAATTACATATCATACCCGCTGTGTCGTCAATAGGTGCGCCTGAACATGATCAATGATGGGGAGAGGAACAGTCGCTAGAAGATAGAGCATGCACTTTTTATTATGAAAGTGTTCACCATATTCACCATAAGCACCACCTCTATGTATCTGGTACTTGAGTATTTGGATTAGTTTTCTATTTTAGTCTCTATTTTAATCTTTTTGAAAGCAAATTTTAACCTATTGGAATTTTATTGGAAACCTAGAAATTTTAACCTATTGGATTAGTTTTCTAGATTAATAATTTGGTCTAGTTTTAATAATTTGAACCTTATTTGAAGCTAGAATTGGTCTAGTTTTAATAATTTGAAAGCATTTATTTTTTCTAGTGTCTCACTTTTATTGTTTTTGATAGAAATTTCTAAGCTATTAGTCGCACTTAAAAGTTTACCTATGTTATAATCAGTCAAACCCATATTCTGTATTTTTAAAAGATTTTCTTGCAAAGTTTGCTTTAATTTTTGATTTATGGTTTCGAAAGTTTCATAGTATGTGTTTCCAATGGTTCGTAGCGTTTCTACTTGGTTATTATAAGTTTCTATATATCGATCTCTACTTCTTTTTGATTTCACAGATGTAATTGAATCATGATTTGTATTCAAACTATTAATAAGATAATTTATGTTGTTTTCACGATTATCATCTGCATGTAATTTCAATAACAACACATGCTGTTTTAAAATAGCAAATCCAAGATCAATTTTGTGAATTAATGTATAATAACTTTCATCTTGACTTTCTGTGAAAACATACCGAACACCATAAAGCAATTCGTAAAGACTTTTCATTGCTTCCTTATATACATTTTTTTTTTTATCATCGAATTCATCTAATACTACTATACTAAATAAAATACCTAAAAAATCTTTTCGAAACATACCATTAATTACATAAGCCCCATTAATCTGATACTCATTTCCATGGATTTGATTGTAATAGTAAACGCATTTGTTGTACATAATTTTACTGATTGGAGTTTCTGCTCCAAGGTTTTTATCTGTATAAACGAACAAAAATTGAGGAGAAGAATCTCCGTCTTCATCTTCATCCACCTCCATACTATCTTCATCCACCTCCCTACTAGTTTCAATAACACTGATTTTTTGAATATCTGTGTTAAATTTATTCGATAGTTTGAAAATGATGGGTGTGTCTTGGTATATTCCGTCAGCAATCAAAATACGATCACGAGTTCCAAATATAGTTTTATTTACTATATGATCTATATGATCTTGATTTTCTTTTTGTTCCTTATATATTTCGTGGAACTCTTTCAATTGCACATGATCACCAAATGATTTAAACATTTGAATAAACAGTTCTTGTTTGTTCTCATGAATACCTAAAGTAGTGGCGATGGGTTTTATTTTACAAGAATCATCATTACAACTGATTTCTTTTTTTATTTTTGAAATCATAACCAACGAACCGTTGTAATCATTAATGGTGCTTGTTTTCATTGGATTTGAATTGTATTTGAATGTAATACTGAAAGTTTTATCACCTGAATTGTATAAATTAACAGTTATATTAATACCAGGAAACTCGACAGCGAAAAAGTTTGTCATGATGGTGGACAAACGAGTTAAGTAATGAGTTCCTCCTGGATACAATTCTTCAGTATTAACATTCATGTTCATATTCATAGTTGGATCGAGCAAATTACCATAAGTGCGAAGTTCTTGTAGATAATTTCCTTTGGAAGCTTTTTTTTTTTTAATATCATAAGGTGAATCAGGAGAATATGTCATTGCGTTACTCAGTCTCATATCTAGAACAACATGAGAGTATGGAATTAATATGCCAGTATCACTAAAATTATTCTTCATTTCGTTCCATTCACCATACCAAAGTTTTGTAATTAATTCTGTTTGTTTATTGGAAATTACGAAGTGAAAGAATGAATCTTCAGTCAACGATAATTCTTTATCAGGTAAATGATTTGATTTCTTAAAATCGTGTTTGATATCCGAATACAAACGGATCTTATCGTAATTAGAAGCATTTATTTTATTTTCTCTACTTGCGCCTCCACTTCCACTTCCACTTCCACTTCCACTTCCACTTCCACTTCCACTTTCAATTTGTTCGTCGTTATCTTTGTAAAAAAAGTTAAAAGATTCGTATATGTGATTGAGACCCAAATATTGCTTTTCAGGAGTTATAATTGGGTCAGTTCCAACATTGATTAAATTTGTATAGATAGTCTCATTTTTCTGTTCAATGATTTTTTTCAAGTCATCTTCATTTAATTTTTTTAAGTAATTTAACAAAAATTCTTTGCTACAATTATTTGGAAATTTTAATGGTTGTTGTTGTGGACTAAATATATTATGACAAGATACAGAATGCGCAACCGCTGCAGTTCCCCCTACTTTCTTCGCACTAGTATTGTCATCATCACTACCATTACTACTACTATTACTAGTTATAGAAGATACTTTGTCCTTTTGATCATTAAGCCATTTCTTTACAGAAGAATGTTTTTTGGATAGCTTCTTCTCGTACCATGATTGGAAGGAACGGCTGAAGTATACCATCTGTGTCCTCTCATCTTTTAGAAGCTTTGATTTACCATATTTGTTTTTGTAAAAGGTATAAAGATCATACTTTAATTTCAGCTTATCATTTACAAACTCGTGGGCTTTGCCTTTCGCTTTATTTTCGTACCAACTTTTGAAATGTTCGTCTTCATACATTTTCTCATCCTTTTCCCTTTTCTTGGCTTTTCCATATTTCTCCATATAGAAAAATTTTAAAAGATCCTCAGTGGAGACCACATTATCATCCATTTTGACTTTTGCAGAGAGCTCTTTCGTTTTTTTCATATTTATTTTGGAAAACTTCTCTTCGAACTCGTTCTGTAAAGAAGGAGGAATAAACACCATATCCATAAATTGCTGATCATTATGAGGGAGTGCCTTCTCGTAATCGTCATCCTTCTTTACAACAACAACGTCATTAAGGTTTTGTAAGTCCTTTTCGGTGATAAAAGGTGAGATTTGATCGAGCTGTTTATTTCGATCACTATCATCATCAATGTCTCGATCATTTTCCATCGCAACCATATTTTCATTAGATGAATGATTAACCTCGTCTGAATCTTCATAAAGACTTATGGACATAATTGAGGGTGGTGGAGCGATCGAAAGGGTGTCTGAATTGTTACATCCACAATCGTGTACATTGGATTGTAAATGTGCGATCGTTCTTTCTGAAAACTCCATGATCTCGTTGTAAATAATGCTCCCAAATTCAGAAGAAAAAAGGGCTGGGTTTTGTTGGAGTTTTTCACATTCATACTTTATGAATTTGATTGCATTGTGTAAAATCAATAGTTTCATTCTACGACTATCTATTTTTTCAGCATTAAAGTGTGCTGTATCATAAATTTTGCTGATTCTTTTCTGAAAATACTTCAAACACTCCTTAACTTTTTCTTCATTCAAGATTCTTTGGCGTAGATCTTCGGTTTGTTGGTCAAGCTTCTGGCATACAATATCCATTGTTAAATAAAAAAAAGATATTAAATTTTAATAAACCAATACTCATTTTTTTCAAATTTGACACACCTATTTTATTATAGTGTATTATCAAGATAAACAATCTAAATCAGTTTTTTTTTAACCTGATTGTTTAAAATAACAAAACAACAAAGTCATAGTAGTTTAAAATACTATTCGCATAATATTTATTAATATTTCTTAAGTAGTTTTTTAAGAGTCTTAAAAGTGTCGACTCTTTTTTCTTCACGCAACATTTTCCAAATTGTATAAATCCTATAGGGAAAAACTTCGTCATCCTTTTCGTGTCTTGACATAAACTCCAAAGTTGCTTCAGGGACTCTATCTTTTAAATCTTGAGAAAGATCATTCATGAGTGGTATGTTGTCATTTAGGATCCCAATTATGTCGTTCTCCAACTGATGGAGAAAGAATATGTGACTATTCGGGTTTCTTGAGATGTTTTTGTTAAATTTATAAGAATACATCAAATCAACCAAGTAAATATCTGAAGTTTCGAAATTGATAGTTTTACATGTAGGTTTCTTTATAGATTTGGGAGGTTTGTTGGTCTCACCTAATTGTTT